CACCCCTAATTTCTTAGCGATAACTACCTGCGATTTGGTGAGTTTCACAGACTTGCGTCCACCTGATCTTCTGCTAACAGAAGCTACGTTTTGGACGGGTGCAGCTTTTGTTTTTTCTTCAGTAGAAGATTCGGCAAATTTCTGAGGGAAATACTCCTTCATACGTTTGTTGATTTGATTATAATAGACATCACTCTCCGCGTCAATTCCCTCCTGCAGAAGGTCTTCATGTATTCCCATAGCAGCAGAAGTTAATACTCTGTCAGATCCAAACCATTCATTGTCACTAGCCCATTCTTGTGCTCTAGTGCTAATTGGTGGTTGTGTATTTTCAACATTATTTACGTTTTGTGATTCTTTTTCTTTATTCTTTGACTCTTTATCTGCAAGAGTCATAGAAACTTTTTCTTTTTCAACAGCCAATTTTGTAAGCTTATCCTGAGCTTCCATAATTTGATCAGCATCTTGAGAATCTAATGCAGATTTTAATTCAGCTTTTGCTTTGTCTCTTTCTGAATCAACTCTCGCACTATATTCTTTAAGATAATTAGTATCTGTTTCTTGAAACTTTTTTTCAGAAGTTTCATATTGATTTTTTAAACCTTTAGCATATTCAACAGCAGCTCTTTCTCTTCTTTCTGCCTCCTTAGCTTGAAAAGTTAATTTTTTTATTCTTTTTTGTACTTTCTCAGAATAATCTTGAAGATTAGGATCTTCCTCTTCTTCTTTTTGTTCAAATTTAACTTTCGGTTTTTCTTCTATTTCAACTTCTTCTGTAGACTCTGTTTTAGTTTCTTGTAAGAGTTCTTTTGCAGTTTTTCCTCCACTAACATCTACATAACCTAGATCTACATCTTGTTTTTTTTCAAAAGCTTCAGTGGATACTTTAGGAGCATCTACTGTTACTGTTTCTTCATTTACGCCATCAGTATCTATTTCAACTTCTGGATTTTTATTTTCTTCTGCCATTTAGTCCTCCTTAATAATGGTGCAAAATATCATTTGGATCAGTAATAGTTGAAATGACTTCATCATCATTTAAAACTCTAACTTCTCCTCCATCTATTTTGAATCTTGAACCCGCGTACCTACTAAAAATTATCCATTGATTTAGTTTGCACCATGGGCCTTTAGGGAATTTTTCTTTGTCGTGATAACAAAGATCTCCCATTTTAAGCACAAGACCACACACTGTAGTCATTTGTATTGTTTCTTGTGTTGTATCAGACAACCACACTCCACCTTTGGTTTTTTTTGGTCCTGCAAAAGGCAGAACTAAAATTCTATATCCAGTTGGTGTTGGTAATTTATCTAATGTTGATTTATCGATCGCTTTTGGATCGAGGACTGTTTCAACTTCTTCTTTTGCCTTGTAGGCATCTAGAAGTGCTTCAGTCCGTTTCGGTGTCTCCGTGGACTCTATCATCTTCTTACTCCGTTGTAACAAGCAGGTCATTAAGATCCTGTTGCAGGTCTTCTAATGACCTGATTTGACCTCTAACATATTGTAGTTTCTCTATGGTGTCAACACCATATATAGCGTGTTGTTTTAAAGAATGAAGATTTTTCTTAATTGTAGTTTGTACTAACGAAATTGTATCAATGTCCATCAATTTCTCTTAAGTGATATTTTATTTGTACCTTGTTTTAATAACATAAATCCATATTCATTAACAATTATTTTTAAAACAGCATCCATATCATATTTAGGATAATCATCGAAAACAAATACAGTTCCTGCATGAGATCTTTCTCCAAAAAATAAAGCCTCTCTAATTACATCGATTGTACTATGTGGTCCATCAAAATGAACTAAATCATATTTTGATTTTACTTCTTTTTTTTCATTGTAGATTGGAACACCATCAGAAAATCTTTTCATGAACTCATCATCACCTAATTGATACAAAGTAAAATTAGGATAATCTAAATCTTTTATTAATTGTTGTTTCATTGAATTAGGATAACTAGGAGGAGTAGAATTCCCATTCCAGGTTTTATTTTTATCATTGTCAAAGTGACGGTATTTAATATTTCCATAAGGATCAATACCTATATGCCAATGTTTTTTAAATATTAATGAATCAAGAATTACTTTAGAACCTTGTCCTTGTCTTACACCAATCTCAGCTGTTAATAAGTCATCTTTGTCTAATGTTTTGCAGGCTTCTTCAAGTATTTCATACTCAATACTATCTCCATTAATCATGAAGATTATTTATATTAAATATAAGATGGTTGCAAACTAAAAAATTTATATTTTTCCCTGTTTTCTTAATTTTTTCAAATCTCCTTTTGTAAGACCTGATAAATCTATTTTAGGTTTTACAGAAGTTATAACTGGAAGTTGTTTTTTAGGTTTAAATAAATTTACAATCCATTTCCACATGTTATGTCCTTACGTTTGTTGGTTTTGGTCCTGTGTTACCTGCTGCTCTTTTTCTGCTGACAGCAGAGGCCTTTTGCGACTTTGTCATCGCTGTGGCTTTTGCAAGCGGTACGCATTTTGGGTATTTTCTTTTTGAACCACTGGCAGACTTTCGTCCACACTCTTGAAACTTTCCACCTTTTTTCTTTGCTCCAATATCTACCCATTTTTCTTTAAACCATTTTGTTAAACCACCTTGGGCCATTTTTTTTGAACCTGCTGGTACACAATTGGGAACCATTTTGTTCCCTTTCTTTTTCATACCAGCTTGGACATAGCCTTCCCAACAGGTGCCTCTCTTATACATTAGAAAACGCCTTTGAAATTTGTACCTCTTATTGCAGCTCCACCACCTCTAAGTTTGATTGTACTTAAAGTTTTTGCTTGGCCAGCATGTGTTTTAGATGCTTTTCTTAATCCTTTAATAACTTTTTTAATTTTTGCATCTCCACCTTGTGAGTATTTATTTGCTTTTCTTATAATACCTTTTTTCTTAGCTCTTTCATCAGAGTTTGTAACTACTGCAGGGTTACCTCTTTTTCTAGGTTTGACAGTATTAATAAAATCAGCACCACCACCTTTACTCATATACAAGCCTATTCCATATTTTTTGTCTTTAGCAGCTTTTTCTTTTCTGGTCATTATTTTTTCTATTTTGACTTTTCTGTCTTCAATACCATAAGGTTTAGTTTTCATTTTATCTTTTGATTCACCGCCTTTATTAAACTTTTTGCTTCTTAAAATTTTTTCTAGTTTTGGTCTTCCTATTTTTTTTAACTTATCCATATCACTTTTTGTAGGTCTTCTACCAGCAATTCTATTACCAACTCTTACTTGTTTATTTAAAATATCTCTTACTTTGCCTGGAGTGCCTGCATCAAAGCCACCACCTTTACTCATCATTGCAGCTTTTTGTAATCTACCTAAAGCAGATCTAGAACCTGCAGTCATTCCGCCACCCATTTTCTTTTGTACTTTTTTCTTTTTACCAACTGCAATCATAATCATCAACGCACCTTTTTTAGCACCTGTTGGTTTAGGTCCTTTAAAATCTTTTCTTTTTGTGCCACTTGGATCTTTAATTTTACCTGCACAAATTTTACTAGCGTATGCATTAGCATATGCTGAAGGATATACTCGAAATTTTCTTTTAGCTGCAGCCTTACCTCTTGGACATAATTTTGTCATTATTTTTTTCCTCCATTACGAAATATTTGTGTACCCTTTATACCATAAATGCTCGCCACGACAAGGATCCATAAATTTGTAAACCATCCCGGCAGCTGCGAAAACATCTCGAAGAACAATTTTACCTTGTCCATCGCTGTCGGATCATCCGATACGACTGCCCAAGCGAGCACCAACACGGGCAAACTTAAAATTATCAAAACGGCCTCGTCCTTCCAGTCCGACTGACGAGCTTCTAACAATTTGCCCTGGTAAGCTTCTTTTCCTTCGGCCATACGAGATGCATGCATAAGCTGTGCATCTGACATTGCCATTTTTGTTCTCTGCTTGTTAGCATAAATTTTACTTCCAGCAGAGACGGCTAATTTAATTGCGCTTAACCACATTTTCGTATTTCTCCTGTCTACGTTGACACATATATTCTATCATTTTATTTATACATTCGAAAGCCCTACTACCAGAAAGCTTCCATTTGTAAGTTTGTGACCAGTGGGCTTTTCTTATTCTTGGTTTTACAACGTTTCCACCAAAAAATTTAGAAAATTTGTCTACAGAATCCTTATCACACATCTCAACAGAACATTGAAATGATTTTTTACCATTACCCTTACCCCAAATTCCAAAACTTCCTTCACCATCAAACAATCCAGCTAAAAATAATAATTTACTTGTGTTGTTTAGATTTTCGTAAGATTTTTTTTGCATGTTTAATTGAAATTCCCTGTGGATTTGGTCCTTTCTTAGGCGGTGGCCCAGATCTTACTCCTCCACTTAGTCCTTTATCGTTATTTTTTTTCAATTTTTTCTCTCGCTACACTAATTCTTTCTTCAGATTGATCATCTTGTTGTTCAAGTTTATCATAATCAAATTCAAGTCTTGCTAAAGCTCTTTGATTTTCTTGATCAGCTCTAAATTTAGTTTCTTCTGCTTTTCTTTGTAAATCCATTGCTCTTAAATCAATTTCTTGCTGTTTGATTTTAATTAATGGGTCTTCTTTGTTTTGTGAAGCTATTTCTGATTGAACTAACTCTTGAGTTATCTGTGCTGCAACCTTTGCAACCTCAGCTTCAAACATAATTTCAAATTGTTGTGGATCTTGTTGAGCCATTTGTGACATTTCAGGATTTTCCATAATCATTTGTTTAACTTGTGCTTTTGCTTTGAATGAAATGTGATCAGAAATATGTGATTGCATTAAAGCATACACTTGTGGATTAATTTGAACCATTCTTGATGCCATAAATGCCATGTGAGCAGCAATATGAGCATCATGATCTTGGAATTCAAACGCAGTAAGTAATTTCATTTGTAATGCACGTGCATTTTCTTTAGCAGGATCCAAAGGTTCTGGTTGTTTTGGTGGTGGTTTAAGAATTGCTTCTATTTGTTTTGTACCTAATGCTTCATAAACACGTCTGTAAGCTTCATGTAGATTGTGCATTTGTGGATTTGACTGTGCAATTTGCAATTGTGCTTGTGCAAGTGTTACTCTTTGTGACATAGACATAATATTTGGATCTGCAACAGGTAAAATATCTATTCTATTATCAAAATCTGCTTGTTTTATTTCTCTTGGACCACCATAAACGTCATATGGATATTCTGGTGGTAATGATTCTCCACAAATTCTTGCTAAAATTTTAAATTCTAACCTCATTGCATAGTAACAACGTTTATGAACACCACTCATCACTCGTGATCCTCTTTCCATTAACGCCATCGTAGTACCAACAGCTCTGTTTTGAACATCATTTCCTATATTTGAATCTGTTATTGCAGCAAATTTTTGTCCTGCTTGCACAACAAAGCCCATTAAATTGTAAAGTGTTCCTGATGGCTCTGTAAAAGGTAAATTAAAAAACTGATCTCTTATATTTCCTCCAGGTGCATCGACATCTCTAAACTCTCCTGGTTGAATTGGTTGATCATCATCTCTAACTCTAATACCTCTGGATTTAAAACCTGCTGGTAAATTTTTTAAAGTACCTGCATCAATCAATTGTCTTAAAGCTTGTGTTGCAGCTTGTGATAACCCACCAATCATATGTGTTAAACCAAAACCATAAAAACCTAGTCCTGGTAAAAATTTGTAATGAACAAAATATTCTGTTCTTTGGTAAGTAATATCACCAGGTTTGTAGTTTCTGTAAATAGATAAAACTTCTCCGCTGCCTTCATCAATAGTAATGATGTATGGAATTTTTATTTTTTTAGCTTTGTCATCAAAATCTTCAAAATCATCTAAATTTAAATCTACATGCATTTCTAAAACAGTATGTAGATAATCTGATCCAGTACCTTTAATCCCTTCAAGTTCATTTAATTTTTTTTGTACTGAGTCTGGTTCAGAATTACTATCAATAAGTTCTATGTCTCTGTAAAAACCTGCAGCCATTTTTTTGGTAATTTCATTATTAGTCATTTTAATAACGTGAGTTATTCTCTCACAATCTTTCAGATCACTAGCATAATAAGGGACTACGAAATCTTCTGCAGGAATAAATTTAGATACTGGTCTATCTTGTAAAGCATCAAAGTAAATTTTTTTAAATGTAGATCCTGATAGTGGTAAATAAAATAACATCTGATCCATGTCAGTTGTGTAATCTTCCATCTCCTCCATCAGCAGGTAATTCATGTAGTCTTTAACTCTTTCTGCTTGTGATTCGGTGGCCGGTGTTTGTACACCAAGAACTTGGGTTCTTACTGGCCCATCAGAGGGTACTAATTCTTTATAAGCTTGTGCTTGAAACTGTGTAACAGACTCAGCTAACAAAGGATGTGTGACACCGGAAGCTCCTTTAAAAGGTCTTGTCACCTCTTGATATCTAGTGCCTAGTAAATCTAAACCTTTTATGTAAGCGTCTTCCCATTCTTTTCTAGATGTTTTATCTTTTTTGTATTCTTCAATAAGAGTCATAGCCATGTCCTTAAGCTCTCGCTCGTCCATGCCATCTGCTAAGTTAGCATTAAAATCATCTTGAGGTCTTTCTTCTACTTCTTCTTCTTCACCTTCTACTTGAACGTCAATTGGAAGACCATCAGGTTGTTCTAGCTTTTCCTCTGCTAATTCCTCTGTTACTTTTTCTACTGCCATGATTAATTGTACCTTATTGGTTTAAACATATCCACCACAAGTCCTCCTTTAGACTTGTAAGTTTTTTGTGTATTTCTCATTAATGGAACTACTTTAATAGCATATGCATCAAAATACAAGCGTGGATCTCCTTCAGGAATATTCTTTGTTCCCTTTGCAGGATTCATAGCAGCTTCATCATGATATGAACTTTTTATTTCTTTTCCTTTAAGTGGATGATCTTTTGGGTATTTAAAATTATCTGATTTAACATACTTATAAGGTTTTGTTGGATCGGATAAAGATATTTTTGTAGACCCTGCTTTTGATCCATAGAATCTAGCATTTTTGGACATTACATCTGGAAGAACTGCTTTTCCTTTTTTACCTATTCCTTTACCATTAGCATAACCATAAAATCTTTCATTACCCGCTTTGTATCCTTGTCTAAAACTTACTTTGTCAAACGGGGCAACGGCTACGTAATCAACATTTTCTCGTGCAGCTTTCTGCATTAAATATTTTACTGCATGGTCTCCATATGAATCAGCTTCTACCATTGGATAATAATCTTTTACATTATCACTATATTCATTTCTAGTTGTTAATCTTCTTAATTTATTGTTAACATCTTTCAAGGATGCACTCACTGCATTTACTCTACCAAATTCATTATTAGTAATTGCATCATCTAAATCTTTCAACATTTTACCACGTTGATTAACTAATAAATTTAATTCTAAATCTGCATTGAAAGGATTTAGTCTAGCTTCGCCAGATAATTGTTGAGCTTTAGATAAAGATTTTGCAATACTTTGGTTTACATCAGATTGTATTTCATTAATCATAAAAACTTTTTTACCATCTGGTGTGAACCTTGTGTCATATCTAATATGATAAATATTATTTGTGTCTCCTATAACTTCAGTAAAGTGACCGCCTTTATTTCTTGGATTAGTGTTTGTTACAATATCTTCAGGTAAAGTAAAAATTGTTTCTCTGTAATCTTTACCACCTTGTAGTGTATAGCTAGACTCAGTACCATATCTTGTTTTACTTGCTTTTAATGGAGCAACTTTTGCATTTACATCTCCAATAACTTTATTTAAAACTTTTCTTTCATCTAAAGGCAATTCAACACCAATCTTTTTTGCTGCTTTAGTTAATTCAGATACTTGACCACCGCTTGGTATTCCTCCTTCATTTTTTAAATAATATTGCACATCGTCAAGCATTTGTTTGTAAGTCATGTTATCTTTATATTTTACTTGTAAATCCTGAACAATATTTCTTGCATTTTTTAATGATGTATCAAAAGCCTCTTGTGCACCTTTACTGACACCAAGCTCTATTGGTTTTAACCTGTTAATAGGATTTAATTTTAACATTGCTCCTACTTCATTTGCATCAAGTTTAAGACCAAACTTTTTGGCTGCATATAGCAGTCCACCTGTTAGATTTCCTGCTTCATTAAATATTGCTAAATTAGAATCAAATAATTCTTCTTTGGATACACTAACTTCTTTACCGGCAAAGGGTCCTGAATCATATTTAAATCTTTTCTGTTCCCTCACAGTTTTAGTTGCAGGTTTACCAAATATTTTAAAATTTACTTTTCTTGTAGAAGTTAAATGATTTAACCATTCATCAGCTGTGTATTGACCTCTCCCCATTCTCATAGTCCAATCGTATGTTGACGAACCAAAAGCAGGGGCCATCTCATCACCCATTTGTAAAGGTTTAGTTTTTTTTAAAACTACTGGAGGATTTCTTAATTCTTGTGTAACTAAATCCTTAGCCTGTTGTTGTGAAGGTTGAGGAGTATAAGTTATTTGTTTTGTCTGTTGTCCGGTGGTCGGTGTTGCTGAAGGTTTCTTAGCCTTAAGTAATTCCTTCCCAAGGTTTAATAAACTCTTAAGGGACATGGTCCCTCCTATGTAATTTTAGTAGCTTTTTTTCTACCGAGTTTGCAACCACGAGCCATGACCATTACGCCTTTTTTGTAACCCATAGGTTTTTGCATCATGCCGCCACCCATTTTTTTAACTTTTGTTCCATCTCTTTGAAGAGCCGTTAAAGTGTTTACAACTTTTTTAGCAACACGTCCTGCCTCTGTTCCCATGGCACCAGGTTTAACACCCATAATTTTTTTTATAATTTTTGCTCTACGTTCTCTTCTACCTTCTGATTTTCTATCTTCCATCATACCACCGACATTAAGAAAAGTTTTTGAAGCGTCTCTTTTAGAAGAGGAGACTATTTCATTAGTTTTAAATAGAGGAGATTTCCTAATTTTTTTTTCTAAATTTGCTTTTATAGTTGGTGAAGCCCCCTTGGCACTTTTTTGAAGTCTCTCTGCTTTATCAAATTGAGTATCTAGTTCTTTTGTATAAGTTTTGTATTGTGTTCTTCCTAAACTTAATTTATTTTTCTTTGGCCTAGCAGCTGCTTGACCTTTAGTAGGTCCTCTCTGTAAATCTTTTTTTCTTGTTTGTGCTGCACCAACTCCTCCAAGAGCATAACCCATAGGTCTTTGCATCATCATGCCACCACCCATTTTTTTATTTTTCTTTTTCATTTTAGATTTTAAATATTGTTGTGCAGCGACTCCTGCAGCTGCGATAGGTAAAACTATTTTTCCTATTCTAGTTGCTTTAGCTGCTTCTTTAGCACCAGCTAACATCATTCTTCTTTTATTAAAATCTTTTGCAGTTTCTCCTGGTTTAAAACCTTTTGCTTTTCTCATCTCTTCCATTGATTTGAATTTTTTCTTTTGACCTTTTATTTTAGCACCTGGCTTCACACCAACGATTGTTGCAACTCTACCTTTGTGTTGAGGACCTTTAAATGGTTTTGAATACCCTGAGAAAGTGTTGCTTTTTCCTTTTTCTGCAAGAACACCTGTTCCTCTTTTAGCTTTCATAACTTTACCTGGTTTAACAGACTCATCTTGTAAACCCATGCCTCTGCCTTTTGCTTTTTCTGCTCTAAGCACAGCAAAATCTTTTTCATCAATTTTATTTGGTGGTGGAGCTTTGGCTGCAATTTTTGCTTGGCCGCCTGTTAGCATTGGAATTTTAATTATCTTTCCTCTATCATTTTTTTTGTATTGAAAGGTTCTGTTTTTTCTCATTCCTTTAACATGTTCTTCAATAGATTTTTTTGTTCTATCTCCTCTAGGGTTTTGATATGTTCCTCTTTCTAATCTTGGCATAAAATCTCCTAATAATATTTATACTCTTTTTCAAGTTTCATGGATGGTTCGTCCCAATCATCAGAATAGGTACTTACAAATCCACCTTGCCGATATCTTAACACAGCTTGGGTCATAGAATCAACATAGTCATCGTATTGTCCATTAGGAAACGCTGCACATTCCTCAATTACTTCCTGTGCCCAGTGTTC